TGCCGGAGTGATACAAGCAGGACGGCGGCGGGGATAAACAAAAATCATCATAGAGCAGGCAGCTTCAAGGATCGGCAAACCCGCCCGCAGGCGAGTTCAATTCCTTTGAGCCTGTCCCCCTCCCAGCGGGAGGGGCGGAGGGGTGGGAGAAAAAGCTATGAAGGGAGAAAAGGAAGATGTATTACAAGACTTGCCCGCATTGCGGCAGCAACCTTGATCCTTCGGAAACGTGCGATTGTCAGCAGGAGCGAAGAAACGATCCGAAGGACGCAGCCACCGAAAACAGGAAGGAGGCCGCGAGCAATGGCAAAAATCAAAATGGAAGGCCTTGACACTATGCGCGCACTTCTTGAACAGAGAGGCGCAAAAGTGGAAGGCACAGTTAATCATATGTTGCGGGCTGGCGCAAAGGTCATGCGCGAGGAAATGCAAGCAGCTATGAAAGAATATGAGCTTAAAGACACGGGCGATATGATAAAGTCCGTGAAATCAAGCAAAATCACGCGTACAAAGGACGGCGGGAAATCTATTTCCGTTGCTCCACAGGGGCTTGACCGCAAAGGCGTTCCAAATGCGGCGAAAGCGCTTGTATATGAACAGGGCGCTTCAAACTATCCGGCGCGCCCGTGGTTTACTCTTGCCGTTGAGCGTGGCAGCGAAAAGGCGCTTGCGCGTATGCGGGAAGTGTTTGACGAAGAAATGAGCAAAGCAGGAGGCGGCACGGAATGAATATCTTTCAACGTATTTTCGGGAGGGTAAAGCCTCCAGCAGCAGAAACAAACCGCGCGGAGATTATCGGCGGCGGGAATTCCTTTTCGGCATGGAGTGGGAACGCTTATAGCAACGATATTTACAGGGGCGCGGTTGACGCGATCGCCCGCAATGCCGCAAAGCTGAAAGGATCGCACGTTATCAAATACCGCGACCATGAGCGGGCGGAAGGCGATTGTAAATTGAACCGTATTTTGCAGATTGAGCCTAACCCGTATATGAGCGCCTTTGATATGCTGTATAAGCTCATTACGCATTATTACTTATACAACAACGCTTTCGCCTTTTTGCAGAGGGACGAACGCGGGCAGCTTGTCGCCGTATATCCGTTAAATCCTGTTCACGCTGAATTTTTGAGCGACGCGGGCGGCGTGCTCTATGCGCGCTTCATCTTCGCAGGCGGTAAGGAAGCTATTTTACCGTATGCCGATATTGTCCACCTTCGGCGCAATTTCAACGGCAACGATATTTTAGGCGATCCAAACGAAGCGCTTTCCCCTGCTTTGCAGCTTGCACATACGCAAAACGAGGGCATTATATCCGCGATCAAGAGCGGGGCGAGCATTCGAGGCATTTTGAAGCGCACACAGCTTGCAAACGCTGAAATGCTCAAAGAAATTCAAGAAAACTTTGTGAAGGACTACTTGAATATCACGAATAACGGCGGTATAGCGGTTCTTGATAACGCTTCGGATTATATCCCACTGGATAATAAGCCCTACGCGATCGACGAAAAGCAAATGCAGGCCGTTAAAACAAAAATCTATGATTATTTGGGCGTTTCGGAAGCGATCGTAAACAGCGGCTATGACGAAAACCAATGGGCGGCATTTTACGAAAGTACAATAGAGCCGCTGGCGCTGCAATTAAGCCTTGAATTTACGCGAAAACTGTTCAACGATCGGGAACGTGCCTTCGGCAATTCGATTTACTTTGAGAGCGGGCGGCTTAAATTCAGCAGCAACGCAACAAAGGTAAATTTGATCCGCGAGCTTATGCCAATGGGCTTGCTTACGGTAAATCAAGCGCTGGAAATTCTCAACCTTCCGAGCGTAGCGGGCGGCGATCGGCGCATTCAATCGCTTAACTATGTGGACGCTGACAAGGCGGAGGAATACCAGCTTGCAAGAGCTAAAGCGCCGCGCGCCCTTGCTGCTTCTTCGGAGGCGGGAAAGGAGGGCGCGGAAGATGAAGGATAAATATATTTTGGTTATGCTAATGGGAACAAAAGACAGCGAAGCGGACACGTTCCCCCACATTCCGCTATATGCAAAAGCGGGAGACGTTGCTGATATTCCCAGCTTTCAACGGCAGGACATAAGCGGCATAGAGGAAACGCCGGAAGAGGATTACATATCAGCCGGAATTATGGCGGTATTCGATCCGGATACAAACACCTTCAAACCAATACAGCTTTACGCCTTGTTTACAGAATGGCTTGACCTAACAATTATTGCAAGTGAGCATATCACAGGCACAGAAACGGAGGAACGCCGAAATGAAGGAAATTAGAGTATGCGAAATAAGGGCAGGCGCGGCGGCAGGCGCGCAAAAAGCCTTTAGATTAGAGGGAAGGCCGATTGTTTACGATCAGCCGACCAAGATAAACGATCCGGCAGGAACGTATATCGAAATTATCCGAGCGGGCGCGCTGGATCATGCGGACTTATCCGACGCGAGATTGTTTTATAATCACGATCTAAACAAAGTGCCGCTTGCAAGGACACCAAAAACAATGCAACTTACACTTGACGCGGCAGGGTTAAGCATGGTTGCAGATTTGCCGGACACCGAGGAAGCGCGAAGCGTCTATACGGCAGTACAGCGCGGCGATCTTTCGGGAATGTCCTTCGCCTTCAAAGTGCCGGAGGGCGGCGACAGTTACGACGCAGCGACGAATACACGCACGATCTTCAAGATTGAAAAAGTGTATGAAATCAGCGTTGTTCCTTTTCCTGCATATCCGCAAACAAGCGTTGAAGCGCGATCCGCTATCAGCGCGCGGGCAGCTTCGGAGCGAAAGCGGGCGGAGGCCATTATTAAGGCAAACAAAATCTTGATGAAAGAGGTTTAACAGCTATGAGCGAACAGGAAAAGAGCGTTACCGAGGCGGCGGAACAGAAGCAGACCGCGCCAAAGAAAGAGCGCCCGCGCAGTATCCTTGATCGACTTTATACCCAGCTTGATATTTTGGAGCGGGAGCAGGCGAAGATTGCTTCCGGATACGAAGGAAGTCAAAATCCGCGCGCCGCAAGAACAGAATATCTTGCATTTGCAAAGCAGATCAACGACACAGCACAAACGATTATCAATATCAAACGAGGAGGAAAATAAACATGAAATTTAAGACTATTGCAGAGGCTTTCAACCATTACCGTACCGCCAGCGTTGAGGAAATCGAGCGCCGCGCGGCTGAAATCAAGGGCATTATTTCCACCGACGCAAGCGCCGACGTGGACGCGCTGAACATCGAGCTTGAAGGGCTGGCACAGGCAAAAGAAAACGTACAGAGCCGCGCCGCCGCACATGGCGGGCAGCACAGCGGCTTTAATCCGATCGCAGGCGCGGGCATGAGCTTTGAGCGCCGCGCGAGCTATGAGGCGACCGAAGGCGACGTACTGAACAGCGCGGAATATCGAAGCGCCTTTATGAAACGTCTGCTGGGGCGCAAGCTGAACACCTTTGAGGAAGCGGCCTTTAACCGCGCCATGAGCGAACAGCGCGCCGACGCTTACGCGACTTCCGCAAACGCGGCGGCGGTTCTTCCTACTCAGACGCTTAACGAAGTTATCAGCAAGGCGCGCGCAATGGGCGGTATTATGAGCGTATGCCGTAGCTTTAACGTGCCTTCCAAGATCGCTATTCCCGTAGGCACTCCGCTTGACGCTGCAAGCTGGCACGGAGAGGGCGAAACCGTAGAAAGCGGCGTGCCTTCCGTTGCTGCTATCACCTTTGATGGCTTCGAGATTATGAAGGTGCTTTCTATCAGCGTGAAAGTGCAGAGTATGAGCATTGCAGCTTTTGAAAGCTATCTTGTTGAAGAGCTTACAAATTGCGTTATGGCCTGCATTGCAAACGGCCTTGTAAACGGTACAGGCACTTCACAGGGTACGGGCATTCTGTCCGGTGTTACTTGGGGCGATACAAACGCCTTCACCTTTGACGCAGCCAGCGGCCTTGCGTATGCCGACGTTGTAAAGACCGTTGCCGCCTTGAAGCGCGGTTATTCTAACGGCGCTTGCTGGGCTATGAACAATGCGGCGCTTTATAATCTGTTCTATGGCATGGTTGACGGCAACGAGCGCCCGATCTTCATTGCCGATCCGAAGGCGGAAAATATCGGTAAAATTTTGGGCTTCCCCGTTGTGGTTGATGATTACATTCCAGACAATACCGTTATTTTCGGAAACTTCAACTACATGGGCTATAATCTGCCCGAGGGTATCACGATTGAGGCTTCCCGCGAAAGCAGCTTCAAGAGCGGGCGCATTGATTACCGCGCTATGGCGGTTGCAGATTGCAAGCCCATTGTTTCCGAGGCGTTTATTAAGCTCTCTGCTTCTGTCTAATAGGGAGCGGGTACAATGCTTACTTTAGAGCAAGCCCGCGAAGCTCTACGGCTGGACGGCGCGGACAATGACGATATTATATCGGGATTGATGGCGGCTATTCCGGATTATATAGAGCTTTGCACGGGCGTAACAGCGGAGAAACAGGCAAACGAGCCGCTGGCGGATACTGCAAGCAAATTTATTCTGATTTTGTGGTATCACGCGGAGCGGGTGGACGCTGACAAGGTGCAGCGGACTATTGACAGCTTGCTAAAGGCGTTGCAGCTTAAGGCAGCAGCGACGGCGGCGGGCGCATAAGAAAGGGGTATTGATATGGCGAAGGACTACGCGAGGCCGTTCTACGATAGCAAGGAATGGCGCAAAACAAGAGAGGCTTATTTACATAGCCGAAATTATATTTGCGAGCGTTGCGGCGGGGCGGCTTCCGTAGTCCACCATATCAACTACATAAAGCCGTGGAATGTGAACGATCCGGATATAACGCTTAATTGGGACAACCTTAAAGCGGTTTGCGAAAAATGCCATGCGGAAGAACATTCGCAGGATTTGAAAGCGAGAGGGAGCGCGGCACGCTTAAACGGCATTGCCTTTGATGAAGAAGGCAACGTAATAAAGCAAGCAAACGCGCTGCTTATATGCGGAAGTCCGGCGAGCGGGAAAACAACATATGTTGCACAGCACA